GGCTTCCATTAAGTTATGTTGTTTTTTGCTTGTACTTGGCATTATCTTATATGGTCTTTAAGACCGCTCCAAACTAAAACACCAACACCGCAAAGTGCCATCCAAACTAAACTAGCTAAAGACTTTTCAATAATTGCTTTGCGTAACTCGGCACGTTCAGCTTCAGCTTTAATTGCCATTCTAACCCATTGAATTTCTTCGTCAGTTAGTGGGTGGTGCTCTACTGCCTCAAGAACTGCTTCTTTTAAAAGTGCCATTAACTCGGCTTTAGTTTGGTCGTCTAATTGCATATTAACATTTCCAACGTTTCAAGCTAGCTGCTTTACGAGTAGGTTTACCGTTTTCATCTTTCATTGGTCCCGGCATTCCCGACATTCTTGCACAAAAAGATTTCTTACGTGAACCACCTTCAGGTTGCGGAGCCTTTAAATTAGACCCCGTTTCCCGATTATATTTTGCACGACCTTTGGCTGTAAGACCAGCACCTTTCGATACTGGGAGCTTCTCACCTCTACCAACTGCAAGTGATGGGCCTTTTTTCTTAGTTGCCATGATTATTTGCCGTTAGAAATTAACTTACCAGCGACAATAACACCAACTTGAACAGCAGAACTGTTTGAAGTACCTACTTGCCATTGAATATCAGTTTTTTCTGGATACAAAAATGGTACTTGGCTTCTATAAATTGTGTAAACAGAAGTAAATGCTTGTTGCAAAATAGCAGTTTCTACGCCAGTAGCATTGTTAATAGCCTGTACTTGGTAGTACATGTTTGAGCCACCATAGCCGTTGTCTGTATTAACTTCTACAATCTCTAAGTAAAAACTATAGCCAGCCGGTACTGTGTAAATAGTGCTTTGATTTTTACCAATACCAGCATTAATTTGAGCTACCACGTTAGTGCTTTGTTTAACAGTAATAGTACCTTGGTTAGTAATATAGCCGCTTGGAGGAGTTAATAAAGTCAAAGTATTAATGCGTAGATAGCTATTAGCTGTAGTTACACCAGTAGTACCATTTACTTTAACAACTTCAGAAATGGGGTTAAAGTTTGCATCCAACCCATTAATTTGCATATTGCATACATCAGAAGTAGATGAACTAACTACAGTCATGGTTGTTGCAGTTGTAGGGTATACATATGCAGCAGCGTTTTCCCAAATAGCAATTGGGGCTGATTGAGATGATGTTGTAGATGTAATATTAGTGTTATAACCAAACACGTTTAATACGCTATGACCGTAAATTTGACCACGAGCTACTTGTAAATCAAATGGCTCAGTTCTAGACTCACGGCTAATAGACTGCACCGAATTATTAGTATTCGGTATTCCGCTTGGGCTTTGATTTGCCATAATTAATCTCCTAAAATTTTAAAGAAGGGGGGTATTTAGCCCCCCAAGAGGATTAATTAGTCAAAGTTACCATATGGGTAAGTTGTGCTATTACCGATGTTCAAGTCTTGTTGTGCATATTTCAATGTCACAGCAATTTGACCAGAAGTAGGAGCTACTAAACCAGTATTGGTCAGCTTCAATGTCACAACAACTTGGCTAAACCATGAAGGCTGTTGACCAGGCTGAATGTTTTGAACATCTTGCAATGTGCCATATGAATAGTCTAACTGTGTGCCAACAAATGTTGCTGTACCACGAGTTGCTGTAGTGATTGCAGCCATTGTTGCATATACGCCAGTTGCAGTAGCAAACTTGTTAGAAACGTATGGTTGAATAGAGTTAGCTGTTACTATGCCGTCAGTTGGCAAAACACCAACATCAACAATGACATCAGTAATGTTTGAGCCTTGTGGGATCAAAAATGATACGCCACGATAAATAGTACCAGCAATATCAGCAGTAGGCGCTGTTGCTACAGTAGGACCATTAACGCTGTAAACACCAGCCTGTGGGTTCCAAATAGTAGCTGCTTGGTTAGGAATATTGTTAGAAGTAACAAAAACTTGATTGCCACCACCGTAGTTGGCTTGGCCAGGTGTGGTTGCAGAAAAATCTAAGAATGCTTGTTGAGCTAATAGAACTGGACCAACGTCACGTTGTGGACCAAAACGATTATCACCAGATAGAACTGGACCTTCAAATGTACTGCGTCCCATAATGGACTCCTTATGCAAAAGTTACTATTCCGATCATTGCATTGTCTGCTGGGGCAGTGGTGGAATAGTTAATCACCCAGATAACATCTTTATACACTTTTTTTGAATAGTGTGCAATCTATTTTAACAAAAAAGGGGGTTTTTAGGCCCCCTTTCAGTACTACTTAGTATGAACCATAGATACCTAATGGATCAGAAACACCGAAGCTATAACGCTCACGGGATTTGTAACGTACGTTACCGGTGTCAAAGTCACCGTCCATGCTGTTTTGCAATGGGATACGAACAAAGTGTTTCAAACCATTTGGTACGTCAGTGGTCAAGAACCATGCGTTGGTTGCGGTCAAGAAGTGGTTAATTGTGTAACCTTCTGGAACAGAACCATTGTTCTTAATTGCGTTGATATCGTTGTTGTTTGTACCAACACGGAGTTCTGTGTCGAGCAAACGAGTAGCAACGAATTGCAATGCAGGTGGAACAACCAATTTCTTAGGACGAGCAGCGATCAAGAGGCCACGTTCATCTGTCCAAGCAGCGATTTGAATAACAGCATTTTCCAATGCGGTTTCGTTCAAGTCAGCAGGAGTAGATGGAGTGTTAGCGTTAGTACCGCCAGAAATCAAAGGATGAGCTGTAGAGAACAATGGTTGACCGTCGCCGTATGTTACTTGGCTGTTAAAACCATTATTCAAAACCGCAGCAGCTTTAACTTGCTTGGTGTAAGCCATAGCACGAGCTAAGCCTTTGGTGTAGCGAGCTGAGAGAGAATCGTAGAGGTTATCTTCGATTGCTTCTTCGGTCAAGCTAAAGCCAAGAGCGATAGTTTCATGGTTGTAACGAGCTGTCCATGCTTCTTGCGCATTGTCGTAAGCGATGGCTTGGCCTTCGTTCTTGACTGGTGCAGCGCTAAAGCCTGACAGTTTTGTTTCTTCTTCAAAAGAACGCTCAGAAGTCTCTGTTTCGTAGATTTCTTTATGTTCTTCACCATAACGAGCATACTCAAGTCCAAACAATGCGTTCAAACCAGGGAGCAACTCTTTTAGTAGTTGTGCACGAGAAATAGCCATTTAAATGCTCCTTAATTAAACGCCAGTAGCATTGAAGTAGCTATGGTAACCGAAGTTCCATGCAACCAATACTTCTGGGTAGCCGGTGAATGAAAACTGCGCTGCAGTTGCCTGTGCAGTTGTAACTGCTGTGTTGATTGTTACTGCAGTGCCTGAAACTGCTGTTACATAAGTATTTGAACCTTGGGTAATACCAGGGCCAGATACAGCCATACCAGGAACAATAGCGCTGTTAGCAGAAGATAAAGTGATTGTAGTGCTAGTAGATGTAGCATTATTAGTCACAGTAACGGCTGAAGCAGGAACTACGCCAACGATACGGAATGGAGCAGGAGTAGTGATAGGTGTGCTTACAGTAGCAGATGCAGAAACTGCAACGCCAGCTAAAGAGTCACCAGTAGTTGTAGAACCAGTATTACCAGCAGCAGAACCAATGTAATAAGCATTAGAACCGATGAAAGCTGGGTTAACGTAGGCAATAGTAGTAGAACCACCAGTACCAGCTGGGTTAACAACAACCGCTGTTTGGAAAACAGCTTGAGGATCATCTACAACATAACCGGTTGCATCAGGAGCAGTTGTAGAAGCCTGCCAGAACTGATAACGGTTTTTACCGTAGATTGGACCGCCAGTAGTAGAGTACTCGCAACCAACAAAAACACCAATAGTACCTGCAACAGCGCTAGAAGCGTTGTAAGCAAGAGTAGAGGCAACCAAAGCACCGATGTTAGCACCGGTACCAATCTGAACAACGTCACCGTTGAACAGGCTTGTGCTGTAACCGTTAACGATTGGGAACATGCGGGTAGAACCAGCATAAACACGACCGCCAATGAGGTTAACAGGCTTTAGACCGTAAGGGGCCGAAACTGTAGGATAAGCCATGAAAATCTCCTAAATTATTAAGAACCTTTTCCAAAGGTCACCGAGGATTTCCGTTCCATAAAGATTGGCATTCTCGAATCACTTTGGCGCATTAAGTTGTTGTCTACGGCTTCCGATTGAGCGGCAGTTTGGGCGTCAAAATATGCAGCCTGTTGCTGATCCATCTCAATTGGTCGTTTGCAGAGCAATAACCCGCCAATTTCAATATTGTCTTTAAAACGACTATTGTCATCGACTAACAGTTTAAATTTGGGTTGTTCTTCAAGTCGAACTGGCTCATAACCTTCTCTAAACCGTACGCTAACGTTGCGTGGGTCTGGAGCGTTCAACATTGAAACACGAATCCATTTGTAACCGTATCCTGGCTCTTTGTCTGGTTCAGGAAGTAACTCTGGTGGCATCCACTGTTTAGGACGCTCACTAAATTCTCGGTTATCGGTATCACGATTAATTCTATTTGTAGCCATGTCAGGCCTCCACTTTAATAAGTTCTTTAACGTACTGCTCTGGGGTAAGTCCAAGTTTCTTTGCAATCGCAACCTGCGATTGAGTTAGCCTGACTCGTTTTGGCGCTGTCGTCCGTGTTGCCGGAGCTACTACGTTACCAGCTTTAGGTTTAGGACTGTCTGCCTTTTGCTTAACTGGAACTTCTTCTACTTCTTCTACTTCATTGTCCCCAAATTCCTCTGGAAACCGTTTTCGCATTGTTTTGTCCAACGCTGCGTAATATTCATCAGATCCAACCTGTACGCCTTGACGCTTCAATTTTTCATGAAGGCCCAAAGCTGCTGCAGTCATTTCCTCGTCTTGTCCAAACCAAATATTTTCTGCCTGCCAAGATTCGAGTTTTTCGTCTCTTGGTTGTACATTTTGGTACTGTTGTTGTGGTTGTACAACATAATTTTCATTTTGTAAAGGAGGCAATTTAAAATTCTTTGCCTTGTCCATATCAATCTGAGCTTTATTCATTGCCTGTTGGGCTTCTAATAATGCAGCAGAATCACCAGCTTCATAAGCCTCTTTATAGGCTTGCTTAGCTGCTTTTAACTGGGCTTTAGCAGAATCTTTTTTAGCATCCTTGTAATCTTTACTACCTTCATTCAACATCCTTTGAAGTTTTTGGTTCTCATACAATAAGCGCTGGGCAGCATCAATAGCTGCTTGTTGCTCACGCAAGGCAGTTTCTTTAGCACGACGTTCGTCGTTCCAGACACGCTTCATCTTAATGAGCTTGTCTTTAGCTTCTTTACTATATTTGTCTAAATCGTCAACGTCTACTTCAAGTTGACGTACTTTTTCTGGGTCCGCAGGTTTACGACCACGATCTTCTTCGGGAGTATCATCCTCAATCTCGATCTCTACTTCTGCTTCTGCACCTTCGGGTTTACCCTTAGTATCCTCAATTTCATCGGGGAATTTGTAATCATCTGGCATTGTCCGCCTCCTTAAATAAATTTACGTTTAATTCCTCTTGGATCCTGAACTACGGCTTCCACAGAGTCATCATTAATAATCCGGAACTCACGGTCGTGAATTACCAGTCTGGTACCTGCATTTGGGCGTACAAGGATAAAATCACCCTCTTTGCACCAAGGTCCATTGGGAAAACGAGTCTTATCTGCATAGCAATCTGGGCCTAGCGAGACCACAAAAAGCACGGTAGTTAAGAGTTCGTCAGTGCGAATAAGAGAATCTGGCTTGGCAATACCACTGTCAAACTCTTTCTCTTGTTCAGGAATCGCACATAAAATGCGGTATCCCTGCGGAATAGGAAGCTGTTTAGCTCTGTCTTCCGCTGTTTTAGCCATTACTGCAGCTAAGTCTACTGCCTGACTAAGGTCAAGGTTACTCATCGTCCGAGTGCTCCAATCGTTGTTTGAGGTCTTTAATAATGGCACACGCAGCTTCAAGACCTCGAACTTGTCCGCATGTGTATCTGTACTCTTCAAAATCTTTAGCTTGCCCATATGTCAGGGCTTCACCAAGTACTTGTATTCGTTCCTGATACTGTCCGATCAGGTAATCGAGATGGTCGCTCATTATTTAGCTTTCTCCTTTGGTTTAGATGCCGCTGCCTTTGTTTGTTCAGCTTGGGCTTTAAGTTGTTCACTCTGCATGTCTGCATTGTGTCCATGCTCCATTACAGTCTGTGCCATATTAAATGCGTGGTCTTGCATGTGGGCTTTACGTTCATGCTCGTGGTCAGCAATAGTTTTTACTGCCTCAAATGCATGGTCCATACGACGTCCACGTTGCTCGTTGTGGATATCTGCTGCCTTAGACATTGCGTTCAAATCGGCTGTCTTCATAGCAGTTTGTGCTGTTGTCGTAATGCGTAAGTGCTCTAACTCAAGCTGTTGTTGCTTAATCTGAATCTCGGCTTGGTCTTTTTGCTCTTGTGCTTGTTGGGCACGTTGCTTAATAGCCAACTCTTGTTGCTGCATCTGTACCAACGGATCTTGCGCTTGTTGCTGCGCTTGGTGTTGTTGCATTTGAGCTTGGTTATTTTGTAGTAGTTTTTGAGCCGCTTGTGCAAGTAACGGAGCAAGTTGTGCTTCTACTTGTGGGTCCATTGGTATTGGCTCGCCAGTCTCGTCTGTCTGAGCTGGTAATGCTGCGCCAAGTTGTTGCTCAATCTGAACACGATACTCAAAGCCTAAGTGCTCATTAATATGCGCCATCATGGCAGCTTGAATCTGTTGTGCCTGTGGGTTATTTTGTAGCAACATTGCTATCTTAGGGTCTTGCATAGCGCTCATATGGACTGTGATGTGAGCTTGGTGATCTTGATACTGGAATGCCTTGGAAGGCTTAAGCATCAGAATATTCTGATTCTCCGTAACTGGATCTGTCGGCTTCTGGTCTTCGTCCATCGGAACGAGTTTCTGTGCATTCTTAATCCCCAGTACATCGAGCATCTGGCGATAGAGGAGAGGCATGTTAAAAAGCTGGGGCGAGCCTTGAGCCAATTGAAATACTGCTTGGTACTGAACGATCTTTTGCGCCATCGTACTCGCATTAGGATCGCTGACTGGAATGACATCGACGTTATCGTAGTCTGCTTTTTTCGCCCTACGTGAACCTTCAACTGGCTCATAATCATAGTCCTCTGGTGCGTACTCAGCGATGATTCGCTTGAGCATCTTAAGTTCTTGTTTAAGAGAGTAGTGAATACGTGCTTGTACTGCACTCATCACTTTGAGCGTACGTTCTAAAATTGCTAGCGTTGTTCCTACTGGAGCATTAGCTGACATATCACTGAGGTTAAGGTCTGCTGTATTTGCAAAGCGACGACCTTCCTCAATGATTTTATCCATCAACCCAGCAAGGACTTGACTTGGCTCCTTGTA